TAAACTCTTTACTACTAGCAGCCAGTATTCCAACTAAGGCTCCTCCTGCTAAAAGCTTCATAAGTAGACCCGAGTTTTTCTGTACAGTCTGAACGACTTTTTTCATACCAGCCATTCTATCTTTTCGCTCTTCGGCCGCCTTTTCCCTGCGGTTTTCTAACTCATCAAGCTGATCGTCGGGGCCTCTTCCGGTAAAGTTTACAAGATCAGCAATACGACCTACTAAAGACTCAATGGCCTCTACAGTTCGTTCTTGCGTATCACCCTGATCTACGAGGGTCTGGTTGATATCCGTCAGTGTTGTCATCGTGCGTTCTTAGCCTTTTGCTTCTCTGCTTCTTCTTGAAGGTGCGTAACCAACATTGAGATATAGATCTCCCTCTCCCAAGGTAACATATTTTCGATTTCAGTCAGCGAGTACTTAAAGTGGTGCATCAGCTGGAAGTTGGTGTTGTATAGGTTCACCAACGATTCATGAGAGAGGCTTATCAAAAAAAATCAGAGGTTCCTTGTAAAATGATTGAGTTCTTAGTTTCACATGATGTACAGTCAAAGTCAATCTTATGCTTGAGTTGTGGGATACTATCGACGTACTTCCTAACCTCATTGAACTGTGCAGAGGTCAAGGAGTTGATAAAGTTATCGATCTCTTCCCGAGGTTCATCTGCAAATACAACACGATCGTCTCCGACCACTACTGCATCGATACAGACTTGAATTGATTCTAAGTTACGTTCAGTCAATGACTTCTCTTGGTTGAAGAAGTCTGAGTTGATCACCTGTTGGATACTAGGGAACTTCATCTCAAGGTGAATATCGGATGAGATTTGAATCGTAGTCTTCTTGCGAGGTACAGTGATCTTGATGTCCTCAACGTTGACCGTAATGTCATTGAGTTCTTCACATGACTTGCACTTGATTCGAATGTCTGACGTTTCACCGACTGACTTAGCCCTGACCTGTAGAAACAGGTACTCGATGTCAAAGACCGGCAGGTTGCGAATGCTGATGTCATCGTCGATACATGCATCCAGAGTATCGATAATAGAGTTCAGAATGATCTTCTCGTCTTGAGATTCCATCGCGATCAAAAGAATCTTTTCTTCCTTCATGAGGAACGGACGAAAGCTCACCTGCTTGTTTAGTGAAGGAACCTTCGTCGTGTATTTGATCGACTCATTGATTCTTGGTAAAGCCATTATGTATCTCCAATATTATAATATGTCAAAGTCAGTGTATTGAATTTCTACACTCAGTCTAGCAATAGTATTCGCTTGCTCGTTTCCTAAGTCAGTTCCATTGACAGTCTTCGGGAAAGCATCCAAAAGCTTTACGGAATAAATCACTGACTCGTCTTCTTTATCCAATTGTTGAATGACTAGGTCTTCAACGAAAGTCTCTTTGAACGCTACTTCATAGGTATCCGTACCGATGATTTTCTGTTGCCAAGCGTCAAAGTAATTTCTAGCGCTATAAGCTGCATCCAGATAGAAGATCAGCGTAACAGGGTCAACCACAAAGGCGTATGGCAACTCCTGTGTCACCATACCGATCGTTCTGGGATTGGTGGTGATCTGTTTGCCCGGTAGGTTAACCGCATCACAAAGCAAGTCACCCTCTCTGAATCCCGGAATGATAACCCTGTATCTGTTGGGAAACGCAGGTCCCTTGTTGAATACGCCTTTAATCTGTTCTATACTTGCCATTAGGCTACCATCTTCTTTCTAGAATCACTGTAAACTTTTCTCGACGATGCTTTCTCAAAGTCAGCAGTCGGCAAGAACGTTGCAATCTCCCACTCAGGAGCATCAACACGAGCAAGTCTAGATCTAACATGAGACGTCAAATACCTTTTAAAACAAGGTTTGAACGCCCTGAGTTTAGATGCCCTGTTCAACAAGTCGTATGACACTCTAAATCTAGTAGTTTCATCATATCGTTTGTTATTTATAGTGTCAAGCAGTGAATCTAGGAATCTGGCCCTAATATCCAAAGGCAAATAATGCAGATTCAGACCGTAGAAACCCTGAGGTGCGGGCCCTACCATGATTGTCAGCGGAAACCTATCGTAATAAGGCAATGTCTCTTTGGTCTTGGGATCGTAGAAGTACATGAACATACCACCAACTCTAGGCCTGTTCGCCAAGGTCAGTGACTCGTCCCTGAGAAGAGCTGAGCGGCTTGGTTTTAGCTGTGACGCTTTCCTACGAAACCAAGCCATCGACTCTTTTGATCTAGGTGTGATACCAGCACGAAATGCCTCGATCTCTAGTTTTTGAAATAGGTTGGCCATTTATACCTTCATTCCCATTTGTCTTAATGTGTCCTCTGTCCAGATTTGAAACTCCCAGCCCCGGTCTAGACAGTATTCCTGAGCTGCTTTCCACTTACACTGATTACGAACATACTCTAACGACTCGTTGATGAATCTCTTGGTCTTTCTCTTACCAGCCGGAGGCTTGGTCTGTTTCTTCGGTTTGATCTCAACCAGGATAGTTCTGTTATCCGAAGTCTTGATCTTCAAGTCCACAAAGTATCTATGTGCTTTGTTGTCAACCGCACTGATGTACGGGATAACAGTTTCCTCAGAGCACCACGATTTGATTTGACTCTGATTCTCGCACCACATGAATGCAAATTTTTCCCAATATGATCGATAAATAACCTGAGTATGATCGCCTGAATACTTCTCTGGTTTCTTTACCTTGTACCTGCCTTTGTAAGTTTTCATGAAAGCCATATAAATAATTTAAACCAATATGTATTTATTTAGGAATAAACATGGTATCTTTTCCAGCAGACCTGGGTGGCGGCAGAGAGAAATATAAGGGAACCATCAACTTCAGAGCTAGTAGTACCTCTACTACCAATGTAGCTGGGAATCCTTTTATTCAGCAAAGACAAGGTGGTGGGACTAGAACAGTTAAGAGAGCCTCTCCTGATTCTAGAGGCAACTCAGGTGTAACTCTCTATCTTCCGCAAGCAGTCAATATCGCTGATCAGGTTGGATACGAGAATATCGATTTGGGATTCATTGGAATGGCGGCTATGGCTGGTGCAAGTACCATGTCTCTGGCCAATGGTCCGAGTTCAGTGGCTGGTGCTGTCAGTAAAATTATCAATGATGTAACTACTAGTGCCCAAGATAATTATACTGCACTTCGTACGGCAGGTCCTGCGGGTGTAGCAGCCCTTTTATCAGACGCACTTGCACCTGATAACATCAGAGGAGGTGTTGCCGCTGGAACGGGCTTTACGGCTAACCCACATAAGAGATCCGTTTTCAGAGACGTTGGATTGAGATCTTTTAACTTTAGTTTCACAATGATGCCAGCCAGTTCTGCAGATGCGTCTGCGTCAGAAGACATCGTACAGTTTTTCAGAGAGCACTTGTACCCAGAAAGACTTGGCGGTCTATTATACAAATTCCCAGATAAATTCGACATCGAGTTTAAATACGCGGGACAAGACGTGGCTAGTAAGCTTCTACCGTGTTATCTCACGTCAGTGAATACAATTTACAACCCTCAGAGTACGTCATTCCATACCGACGGATCATTCACTTCCATTCAGATCGATCTGCAGTTCCAGGAAGAGGCAACTCTCGATAAGAAACTGGTTGAGGACGGTTACTAATGTCATATTTTCGCAATTTCCCAGTATTGCAATATGTTTTCGGTAACGAGAACTATAGTGTATCCTTCAACAAAGTCGGTGCGTATATCGATCTCGTAGACCAACTGAAGGACGACGCTGCTTTCTACGAGTACTATGATATTCAAGAGGGCGACAGACCCGACCAGATTGCTCAAAAGCTGTATGGTAACCCAGAACACCACTGGACGTTCTTTCTATTGAACGATGATCTTCGCAGGGATGGTTGGCCTCTCACTGAGAAAGTAGTGAAGGAAAAAGCCGCCGAAGATTATCCCGAAGACACGGTCAAGACCAGAGCAACGATCAACGACAGGTTCAAAGAGAACAGTGTGGTAACCGGTGCGACATCTGGTGCAAAGGGAAAGATCATAGACAAAAGACTTGATTTCGGTCAATTAGTACTGGATAGGTGCTGGACAACGGGCCCTTACTTTGCGTTTGGCACCAGCTCAGGTCCAAGCTCAGATACCAAAGAGGAGGGATACTACTATCCCTTGTATATGAGAGAGGAATACGCCAAGGACGCTAGTACCAACGATTCCGCTCATATTCATGTCTTTGATGAGTTTCCAGGCGAAGTTCTGTTCATGCCTAACAAGTTCGCAGCGAACGCAGACAGATTTGGAGTCACCAGACACATTAGAACCCTGGCTGATATTGAATCAGACTTTGGAACGTTCGATGCATTTGCCGAGGAATACTTCGATCTGACGACTACTACAAAGCCTTTCGTCGCCGAAGAGAACATCATCACTATTGAAGACGGCTTGGAACAACAAATCAAGATCGACGCTTGGTCCAAACAGTATAACTCGACGCATCACTTTGAGAACGCAAGTAAAGCCTACGTAGATGTTTTACCATATGCTCCATTCACACAAAGGCTCGAAAGTGTTCTGACTTTCTTGGATTCCGGCGATGGTGACTACCTTATCAGTCAGAACATTATATCGGGTCCTACCGGCATTGAAGATGTATTCAATCTAGGAGACATCACCCCAGGAACGTTCCTATCTAATCTGTTGGGTGAGCTCGGTGGTCCTCTGGCGACTTTTGTTACCGATCTGGGAGAAGCCATCGCTGCGGGTCCGGTTTCATACACTGGAGTGTTGAGTACCTACGAGACTGCTTGGAAAACACTGGGATTAAGTCAATCCCTATACGATACTATTGTATCATATATCGATGTTCGTATCGATTCTGCGACACCAAGTGTTTCCACACATGCTTTCTATATGCAAGACGGTACAGGTCAAATCGTATTGGGCCCGGGCGTGGGATACTGCCTGGAGAACAAGAGTCTGACTGATGACAGATATCTCTCCTACTATTCTTTACCAGATGGAGATGATAGTGCTAGTGTGCAGCTGCTGGGATCCTTTGATAAAGACGAAAGGTCTGCGGCTTTCCAAGTTATCGTAGATAAGTTTGAGAGTTACATTAGTACGAACTACAGCACAGTTAACAAGCCGGCGTTACTGACACCTATCACGTATCTGGATAGAGTGAGATCTCAGAATGGAAACTTAAAACAAATTAAAGTTCTTAAGCCTTCTGTGGTTGAACAAGTCGTTGACCAGTTCAACGAGATTCTTCTTCTGGATCAGCAATTCGATGATAACACCACCGTACTGACGTCAACCACTGGACAGACCAACCTGGGAGGAAGTCAGTCGAACGGAACTTCGTCTTCGACTACGGCAACCAATACAACATCCGGTACATCTACAACCACTACAACTTCTTCTGGTAGTTCCGGAGGAAGCTCTTACTAATGACTAGTGTTGCTGAACAGGCTTTTAAGACTAAACTAAAAGTCAGGTTGATATCACCCAGACAAGGAATCGCAGATATTGAGCTCATCGCTCAAGAGATTAATCTGTTTGAGTCTATTGAGATTCCATATGTGACTGGAAGCATTGTCATCACTGATTCAGCAAACCTGTCTAACGCCAAAGCCATGATCGGTCACGAGGATATCAATATCACGGTTATCAGGCAGACCGATCAGGGATCAGGTGAGACTATCATTTCAAAAGAGTTTACTGTCACTTCTATTCAAAAGACAAACAAACTGAACGACAGTACCTCGGTTTATATCCTGAACTTCATCGAGAAACACGCGATTCGTGATAAAATCATCAGATGGTCCAAAGCTTACACCAGTACTCCAGATGCGATGATTGGCACGATCTTACGAGAAAAGCTTGGTGTAAACGTGTCAGCCAGATCGAGCGCCACGCAGAGCAGCATGAGAGTTCTGGTACCGTTCACTCAGTCGCCGATGAATACAGCCGAATGGCTTACCGCCAGATGCACTACAGGTGAGGGCGCACCTTTCTACTTGTTCTCGCATTTGAAAAGAGACGACGAGCTTGAGCTCGTAGATCTCAAAACACTATTGAATCAGGGCCCGCTCAACGGCAGTGATCCTTTCGTCTACTCATCGGTCTTGACTGAAAACGACAGATCGCACGGAGTCGAGAAGCAGCCATACAGAATCCTGACATACGAAACAAACGTCGAGGACACTATCAAGCCTGTAAACGGTGCTTCCTACGGTGCACAGTATCACTGGCTTGAGTTATTCGAAGACGGTGCGAAGGAAGATCGATACAAGATCACGGATGTGTTGGGTGTACTGAACATGCCTGGACAACCATCTACTCCTTACAACTACGACCCAGGTTATGCAATCGCACCTCCCTATCACGAGGGAGTTAGTTCGTATACTTCTCAGATCGTCACAAAGAAGATGTTTGAAGATGGTATCTTCTCCTATAACGAGGAGAACACTTTTGAAGACCACATGAGAAAGTCCGAGAGTAAGGGTCTCTTCAACTACGCCCCCAAAGAATCAGTCATCGCTCAGGTTCCATCGGAGTTCTTTGACGGGCAGGACTTCATTGCTGGGAGAGTTGTGAAGCTGGAGTTTCCAAAGAACATCTTCCTTGAAGATGAGAACGCCAGTGCGAACAAAATGAAAGACAAGAAGAAGTCTGGTAACTGGTTGGTGCACTCGACTAGACACATCATCAGTAACAGAAACTACACTATCGCTCTGACCTGTTTGAAGACCGGCACGAATCCTTCCATTGGACAGGAGCAATTGAACACACCATGATGAAAGCTATTCAGACAGAGTTTTACGGAGATCAGCCCAGATGGTTCATGGGAGTTGTTGAGGATATCGATGACCCTGAGTTCCTGGGCCGTGTTCGTGTGCGTTGTTTTGGTATCCATAGTCCATACTTGGATGACATCGCCGTCGAGGACCTACCGTGGGCAACCGTGATGGTACCAACGACGGGTGGAGGTATCTCTGGATTGGGACACACGGCCACTGGGTTACAGCGTGGTGCGTTTGTCTTTGGAATCTTCATGGATGGCATTCACTCTCAGATGCCTTTCGTCATGGGAACCTTCCACAAGTACGAGTCAGCTGACCGTGAGAATATTATTCCATATAAGATTGATATCCAATATGGCGGAGCCGCTGGAGGTGCGACGTCTGGTGAGAGCGGATCTGACCCGATACCACCAACTATTCAAGATGAGTACAACAGAGTTGCCGCTGGAATTTCTTACGAGAAACTCGCCACTCTCCAGGTTGCCACGAGTGAGGCCAACGGTGGTTTCGGCTTGTATTCCCTTCCAGACAGCAGGCTTCAGGGATTCTTCCAGTACTGCTCGTCGAACAACTACAACGTCGACGATCCCAGAGCACAGTTCCTCTATGTCTTTGAGGAATACTCACAAAACTCGGATCTGAACTACAGCGCGTTCAAGTCGGCATCAAGCCTCAGGGAATCCATCACTGCTTTCTATAAGGATTACTTAGGTAAGGAACTGAATGAGGTTGAGTTGCTGACCAGAGAGATTGCCGCCTATGAATTAATAGACAGGTTTAATGAATCATGACTACTATTGCATCTATTAATAACAAGTTACAAAACGTCTTAACAGAGTATGCCACTCTAGTGGGTGGTGTGTACTCCAGGGCAATCGCAGCTAAGACACAGCTTCGACAACTCACCAAATCCAGAAAGAATCTGGGACTGGATGATGTTGTCCAAGGCATCAAAGTGATTGGTTTTAACACTGATGACAATGGTGAAGAAATCGCCGTCGGTAGACTTACCACGGATGTTCCTGTTTTCGGACCTCTTCTCAAGACCAACTACGGATCCGCTTTGTTAGCTAGTAGCGGTGACTTCCTCTTTGATATCACCGTACCAATGACGACTCAAGACGTGTTTGATCTTTTTACAGTCGAGCTCAAGAGTTACTTCTCAGCAGTCATGACTGAACAACAGATCATTCTAGCTGCCATCAGTGTTTCCGAAGGTGTAGCCGACTTCAACGCCACACCAGGCTTCAGTAAAGCCACGTTGATCAATCAGGCGGGTCAATCACTCTTGGATCTTTCCAGCGATCTTCTAGCCAGATTACCAAAGAACAAGTCATACATGTTGGATGATTTGGTCAGCAAGTCCGACTTGGCTAACAACATTGTACCCACGGCTCTGACCAATGAAGCACCTAGAAACCAGGTACCTATCATCAACTTTACGAAACACAATCCCAGAATCTCACTGAGAACCGTTGAGGAGATCGAAGCGTATCTGCTTACTTCTATCAGAGACGTCACACAAGTGATCGTGGGACACAGCAACACATTCAAGGATCAAAGCGTAAGCTATGACAGTTTATTCTACAGAGATGTGACTGTCAACAACTTGGACGGCGTGTCATGTCACTTCATCATCACTAAGAACGGACAAGTCGTCATCGCCAGAGACCTCAATACGGTGGCTCCTTTCAGTGATCCACAACACAACGACTATTCAATCGCAGTGATGTTTGAAGGTGGATTGTCCACGGCATCTGACTCCGGTAAAGTTAAAAAGTCAAAGTCCAGCTTCACTAAACAACAGTTTAGAGCTTTCAAGAACTTCATGGAAGCCTTCTACAACGTTTATCCAGGCGGACAGGCATGGGGAAAGAACGACTTACAAATGGATAACACCGAACCGGAGTTTGATGTTACCAAGTTCGTTCATAACGTTTTTGATAAACAAAATACACAAACTGTTGAACAGGCCAAATCAGTTGGATCTCTTTCCACCGAAGATTTGATCTATAGCCAGAGGTAGTCATGTCAAACAGATCCATTAGAACGAATAATCCTGGCAATATCAAATACAGCCGCAGTATCAAGTGGGTGGGACAAACGGGCACAGACGGAGTCAACGCTGTATTCAGAACCCCCGTGCATGGCGCAAGAGCCATGTCGGTCACTCTGAAGACTTATTACCTGACTCATAACCTGAACACAGTCGATGGAATCATCAACAGATGGGCTCCTCCCAGTGAGAACGACACTCAAAACTATATCAACTACGTAGTCGCCAATCTCCAAGAGAAAGGCTACAACGTCGATGCCAACTCTAGTTTGAACCTGGAGGATAACCCACAACTCAAGACTGACATGATGAAAGCCATGACTGAGTTGGAAGGCGATAACGAGAACTACTTCACGACAGAGGTGCTGAGACAAGGTGTGGACGCCACATCGAAGGCGGACGGTGAGTTCCAGTCTACAAGCAATCCATCATCAAGTGCTAGTCAGAATCCGGCTCCGAGCACTACGAATCAAAACAACTCGATCACTGGCCCGAACAATGTCGCAGGTGAAGGTGGATCATCACCGCCTTCTGGAGATCTAGGGTTCAAGGATCCTGAGAATGAATATCCTCTAGAGCCTTATCAGACTGAACAAGGTCTGAACAAAGCAGCTAGAGCCGGAGATCCAGAGTGGGAAACCAGATTGGGTCTACCGTCTTCTGCGGTGGGAAAGGATCTCTTGCCAAAGGATTTCGATCCGCAATACCCTAGTAACAAAGTTTACGAGACTGAGGACGGTCATCGCATCGAGTTGGATGACACCGTAGGTACTCCTAGAATCGAATACGCTCATATGAATGGCAGTGGCTTTTCGATTGAAAACGATAAGTCAAACTCCAGGATGTTGGTCAACTCATACGGCGACATGGTAGAACTGGTCGGTAGAGACTTCACCATGATCGTCAATGGTAACGGCGATATCCTCTACACTGGAAACTTGAATCTCACGGTAGAAGGTAACATGGATTTGAATGTCAAGAAAGAT